GCATCAGCAACAACACGCATATAAACAATGCCCTTCACAACAGGTGTGCCAACTTTACAGGCAACATTGATGAAGCCTTTGATCTGAACACTTTGCACAAGTTCTGCATTTGGAACTGCTGAATTCAGGCTTGACCCTGCATCACCTGCAATGGTTGGTGAAACCCTGCCAAGGATGCCATGAAAATCAACTGCAACATCACCAACTTCAATTGCTTCAAGGATTCCTGCTGTGATTTTGCAGGGGTCACCAAAAGCAAGCATTGGTTTTGCTGAACTCATTCTTCTTGGTTCAATTACGTTTGCATTGTCCTGTCGTGAAATACCACCTGCAAGACCCTGATTTGCTCTGCCAATTATAACTGCCATTTTATTTCCCTTTCATTTCTGTTTTTGGGTTGTTAGTTCTTTTTTATTTACTGCCTGTTATCTGCCATATTTTTTGGCATTCCGTTCATTCATCACGCTTGCTGTCATCACAGCAGGTTCACTTTTATCAAGTGTGGTTGCCTGCTTGTTCTGTTCAGTGTTTCTTTTTGCCTTGACTACTTCAGAAGCAGAAACAAAAACCATGTCAAGGTTTGAACTATCAAGTGTCTTGCCTGAAAGAAGACTTGCAACAATGATCTTGCCATCTGCTGTTGCAGTGAAAGCATCAAGTGCCTTCTGTTTCAGATTGTCTGAAGTCTTGTCAATTGAAGGCACAAGGATTTCAGCCCTTGCAACAGTTTCTTGGTCAGCAGTTTTGTCCTTGTCCTTGTCAGCATCAGAAGCCTTGTCCTTGTCCTTGTCAGGGTCAGCATCTGTGTCCTTGTCTTTATCCTTGTCAGCATCAGCATCAGAAGCTTTATCCTTCAGCATGGATTTGATTTCATCCAATGACTTTTTCAAGTCAGCCACACTGGACTTCAGGGCATCAAGACCTTTGGCATCTGCTGTGCTTTCTTCTTTGCCCTTGTCAGGGTCAGCATCTGTGTCTTTTTCCTTGTCCTTGTCTTCTGGCAAGGCTTCATCAAGTGCTTTGCCAAAAAGCGTCAAGACCTTTTCCTTCATAGTGATTTTCTGTTCTTTCATTTGTGTTCCTTCCTTTTTGATTGTTGTTGGTAAATGGTCAAAAGTTATGGCACACTCAGACCCACACCTTCCTGCTTCCACAAGTGCCAAATGATTTCCTTTTATGTTCAATTGTCTGCCTTCACCTTCAGCAGTTTGTTCATAATCTGATTCATACCCACAAGAAACTTCATCAAGTTCTTTTTCTTTCACTGCCCTGATTGCTTCAGCATCCATCAAAAGCAGGTCTGCTATAAGATAACCAATGCCATTTTCTTGCAGGGGTCTGACATTCTGAACCACACCCCTGACCAACTTCTGAAAGTTTTCAGGGTTTACTTCTTCATTGTCAATTATGGTGGGGTGTCTCAGGGTGATTGGTTTGCCTTCAAAACTGGCAATTGTCAAAGGGTTGTTGATGTCTTCAGGTCTTCTGTTGATGGTCACATTTTGACCTTCTTCAACATCAATGGGGGTTTCCCCCCTCATATATGTCAGGCTTCCATCCCTTGCAATCTTGACTTCTTCACAAATGATGAAACCTTCAGGGGTTTCTTTTATCTTGTTTGAAATGTTGGATGTTGTGTAAAACTGACCCATTAAGAAGAACCCCACATGTTGTTGTAAAATTATTTAACACACTATAAAATTATTTAACAGTTAGCCAGGAATTTTCATAATTGTAAAATTATTTAATAGACTATTAAAACTTTTAACAGTTCTTGTCAAGCTTAAGTTTCAAGGAATAGTTTTGAAGGGGTTGGTGTGGTTGTATGGCTTTGGGTCAGTTAGTGGCTGAAATGGCTTGTCAGGCTGTCTGTTTGCAAAAAAAAGCCCTGTGCAAGCTAGGTCTTGACAGGGCTTTCCAATTGGGTCTGCTCATGGTCTTGTTGTTTTTGTTTATTTCATGACATGCCCCCTTTTGATTGTTTGATACTTTTAAATTGTTCTTTTAAAATCAGACAGTAAAACAACACTGTTATAATGTCAACTGTTCTTTTTCTGTTGTTGCATGAACTTTTCCTGCATTGCCCTTGCTTGTGTTTCCCTTGTTCCTGTGAATGCCTTTGCAAACTTTGCCTTCCCTGACAGCATTTCTTCTGAGGTTGTAATCTTCACCCCCTTGATGTCTTGTTTCAGGTGTTCAATCTCATGAATTAAAGTGCTTCGCATTTTCAAAGGATCTTTTTTCATCAGTTTAGAATTAATGAAGATGGTGTTGTCAATCCTGACACCCCTTTTCTTTGCAGTGTGGAAATCAATATACATGACATTTCTTTCTTGCAGGTCAGGGTATTTTGAAAACAGCCTTGGACTTTTCAAAACTCTTGTTAATGGCACAATTGCTTTGAAGTCTTTGGCATCTACCCCCTTATGACCCTGTTGCTTTAAAGCAAAATTAAGTTTCCCAATCTTGTCTTCTGTGCCAAGTGTCAGCCCTGAAGTTGGATTGATCTTCTTTTCCCAATCACCCTGCCACCTTGTTTTGAATGGTGCATCAATTTGTTTTGTCAAATCAGGTTCTTTGATTGTTCCAAAATCAACTTCAGCTTCTTCATTAATTTTAGCTTTATCATCAATTATGGGTTCAGCATAGCACCTGCAATTTGGGAATTCGCCCGGATTTCCAGTTGTTCCATCGTCAAGTGTTGGGGGGCTTGCAAAGGCAAATATCTGACCATCAAGAGGTTTGCCCTTATACATTCTGTGGGCATCCCTGACCACTGCATCCTTCATATTACGCCAAATATAATGGGTTGCCCCCACAAACTCTGCCCTTGCTTTGGTCAGGCTTGCATTGGCTTTGGAAATTTCTGTTCTGGCAATAACTCTTGCCCTGTTGTTTGTTTCACTGCCAAGGTTCATGATCTTGGCTTCAATGGACTTTGCCCTTTCACCACCAATTGAAGCTTGCATTGAAAGTTCCTGTGCTTTCTTTGCCGATTCAATAGGCAGGCTTTTAATCAGTTCAACCTGTCTCTTTTGCCAAAGCTGTGCAGGCAGACCAATCCTGCTGTCAGCCATTGTCAGCTTCATGGCAGAATTTATTTGTTTAGACTGTGAAGCAAAGGTTCTTTTGTTCCAACTTGAAACCTTGTTAAACATCCTTTCTGCTTCATCATTTGCCCAACCATCAATTAATTCAGAATATGCTTTCAGTTGGGCTTCAAGGGCAACAGGGTTCTTGATCACACCATTGATTGTGGCACTGTCAATGATGGAAGCAACAACCCTTGAAATCTTCTTCAGGTTTGTTTCATACTGTTTTTCAAACCTGTCAAACTGCCCAAAGCTTTTTTTCTTCATACAAACACCCCTGCCATGATAACTGCTTCAAGGTAAATAAAAAACAAGACATCTGACCATGAAAGTTTTTTCATTATTCTTTCAGCCCTTCTGCATCAGGTTCTTCTTCAGGCAGTGGGGGTTCAGGTGTCTTTGTTTCTTCAATGTCTTCTGTGGTGATACTGCCAAACAGCCCTGTGATTTTTGAAGAATTCTTCAATTCCATCATTGAAATTGTGTCATTGACTATGCCTTCTTGATGTGCCAGAACAACTGAAGCTGTGGTCTTGCTTGCAATGTCTGCCTTCTCTGTTTCAGTTAATTGCCACAAGCCAACAAATTCAAAATTCAAATCTTCAGGTGGTGGCTGACCAAACAAAGACCTGTACTGAATAGGCACAAGCCTTGACATTGGTTCACCAAGATCAGATTCTTGCCTTTTCTTCACTCCATCATGATAAGTTCTAAGGTCTGCTTCACCTGAACTGTTCAAGCCTGATGGTGACATTCCAAACAGCCTGACCAATGGAGTTTGAAAAGCCCCTGCAACCTGTTGACCGAACTGCAACATCATTTTGTCAAGCCCTGAAAATGTATATGAATGGGTTGAAAGTTCATCTTCACTGTCAACAAGGGTGATGCCTTCTGTGCTTTGCAAATACCCCATAAGCTTGAACATGGTGACAAGGTTTTCTTCTGCCTGCCCCCCTGATGCAAGTATCTTTCTTAAATCTTTGACACCCACTGTTCTTAAGTGTGCCTTTGAAAGAAGACCACCTGCCCCTGCTGTTGCTGAATCAAAGCTGACAATGGCAGTTTCAACCCTTTCAATAATTGAAGCACCCCAATATTCTTCATGAATTTTCTGTTGTTGGGGAAGCTTTGTGCCAACCTGCCTGATCACTCTGGAAAAGTGCCACTTGATGTCTGAACCGTTGACTGAATAGAACTTTGGCAAACCATCATTTATGCCCCCTTCATCAATCAGTTCTTGTGTTGATGGTCTGACCTGATGCCTGTCATAGACCTTGATGCCTTTGAAAGCACCTTTTGCAACAGTTGAAATGTCAAGGGGTGATTCTGCCTTCTGACCATCAATGACAATGACACCAATTGCCCCACCATACAGCCTGCCCCAAATAATTGATTCTTGCAATGAAGACCAAATGCCCTTTCTTAAAAAGGCTTTTTGCATCTGTTCTTTTTCATCAGGTGGGATTTCTCCTGTCAGTTCAATCCCTTCCCTTGTCATATCTTCAGCCAGTGCATCAACACCAATGCCAACAAGCCATGACCCCCGATACATATTTTCAAGCTTCTGTGCATCCTTTGTTATTCCTGAAGTCACATACTGCCCTTGACTCAGGGAGTTGTTTGCACCCAAGCCAATCTTCTGTGTCAGGTTAATGAACCCGTCAATTGTTTTGGCTTTCATCTTTGACATTGCATCAATTGCCTTCATTCTTCTTTTCTTCATTTCATTTCCCTTTTTGAAGTTAGCTTGCCATCATTTTTGCCAGTATTTCAGAAGCAGATGAACCCACAAGCATTTTATTAATTGCATCAATCATTGTGTCAAGTTGGTCATCATATGGGTGGGTGTTGTCTGCTGTGAAGGCTTTTGCTTCCTGTAAGAAGTCCAGAACAAAGATTGCATTTTCAGGAACTAGAACATAACCACTTTTGATGTATGGTATGACATCAAGCATTCTTGAATATTTGTCAACACTTCTGCCAATGCCTTCAATGGGAATACCACCCCTTTTCATAATGCCCTGAATCAACCCTGTGCCACTTGCCTTGTCTTCAATGAAGACTTCCCTGATTGCTCCAAAGTGTGCTTCATCCCTGCCTTTGCATTTGTTCCAGAAATCTATCAGCTTCTGTTCTAAGTCAGGAGCATCCCATTTGCCCCTGATTAAGTCAAGCAGATAAATCCTATTATTGGCAAAGCCCCATTCAGAAAAAACAGAATAATCATGCCTTTCTTCTGTCTTCTGTGCAGTGTCACCAAAGGCAAGCCTGAATTCAAATTGTGGTGGAAGGCTTTGGTTGTATCTTGGAAACCAATTTTCATTAAGTAGTTCACCACCATCAACTGTGGGGTTTTGCTGATAGAGTGAAGACCAAGAAGAACTGTCAAACAAAAGCTTCCTTTCCATAAGAAAATCTAAGTCTTTGAATTCTGGAAACAGGGCTTCACCCTTCTTTCTGTGTTCTTCATCCTTCACTGCAATTGCAGGATAAGACACAACCTTGACAACCCCTTTAAACTTTTCACGCATGAAGCCTGCAACGTCATCAATGCACCACCTTGTTTGAATGTTGATGAACCCTGCAAAGTTTGAAAACCTTGTGAAGAAGTCATCCTTGAACCAATCAAGGGTTTTCAGTTTGATTGCCTTGCTTCTTGCTTCAGCCCTGCCCTTGGTTGCATCGTCAATGATGCCCAAGTCAAGCCCTTCACCTGTGATGCCACCCATGACAGTTGTGTTCCTGAATGAACCTTCAGCATTTCTATATTCAAGGATTTCTTTGTTTCTTAAAGTCTGCCCTGTTTGGTTCACTGCTCCAACTTGGTTGATTTCTAAGTCAGGAAAAACAGAATGGAATTCATAAGAATCATATATTTTTTGAAGTCTCAGGTTTGATCTGATGCCAAGCCTGTCTGCATAGGAAGCAAAGATTGTCTTCAGGTCAGGGTTCTTGCCTGATACCCAAGCAATAAAATCAACAATAATATGTGACTTGCCATGTTGGGGGGGTGCTTCAATTATCAGCTTGGGTCTTTTGCCTGCAAGAAAATCTGCATAGAACTGTTGAAGGATGTCTGCCAGTTCATCCTGAAACCACCCTTCAATAAGTTTGGGATTGATGACCTTTCTGAAGGTCTTAAAATCCCATTCTGCTTTGCGATAAAGAAAAGCTGTCAGCAGTTCAGCCCTGTTGTGCTTTTTCCCCATGTTCATTTTATAAAGTTTCCAAGTCCTTCTTCAATCATTGCTTCTTCAAGTTCCTTGTCTGTCAGCACATCTTTCAGAAGGTTTGCCCTTTCCCTGATGTTGACATCAATCTTGGTTGTGAACATCTTCAGGTGCTTCCCTACAAGTTCAGAACACCCCTTCACATCAATTATTTTGTATGAAGACACATTGCCAAGGATATCATGAGTGACACCCACAATTGCCTTTGCAGTGTCTTCATCAATCAGGTGGGGCTTCTTCAATTTTCCTGTTTTATCATACAGCTTTCTGAAGTCAAATTCCTGTCCTTGCATCAGCCTTTTAATGGTCTTCTCTTGTGTGGCTTCAAACTTGTCAAGAATGGGTTGCATCAGTTCTTCAAGTCTTGTGGTGATCTTGGGGTCATCAAAT